CCAGCATTGCCAGGCTCAGGCATTGGTCAATACAACATTGAAATTAACGCTATTTCTCGCAATGGCCCGTGGAAAATTACAACCGGTGCAGGCGTAGAAGTGTTAGCAATTGGCATCTTTAGCGCATGATTGTAGCAAGCGTATTGCGGTCAGGCGGTGATTTCAAGCCTGAACACGTTTATGCTTTGCAAAAGATGTGCGCTAAGTATCTGCCACCGCATGAGTTTGTGTGCCTGTCGGACGTTGAGCTAGAGTGCAAAACCATCCCTTTGCTGCATGATTGGGTTGGTTGGTGGGCAAAGATGGAGTTGTTCAGGCTACCGAGTGCGCTGTACTTTGATCTTGATACAGTGCTAACTGGTGACTGCACGGCAATGATTGAGGCGGCAAAGCAGCATGACTTTGTGATTATGCGTGACGTTTACAGGGGTCAGTACAACCCAAAAGCGATGCAGTCGAGCATGATGTACTGGTCGAAACCTGTTGATTTGTACGACAAATTTGCAGCATTACAGATGTATACGGCGGGTGGTGACCAATCGTACATTGAACACTTTATGCGGGACAAAGTGACGTACTGGCAAGATATTGCAGATGGAATTGTTAGCTTTAAGGCTGATGTGTTGCCCAAAGGGTTAGACAATGCCAAGGTGGTGATATTCCACGGCAAGCCTAGACCGTGGGAACAAACAAGGATACCGTATGAAATTGGTTGAAGGCTGGCAAGTTCCCGATATTGACGAGTGCTGCATTAACGCACTCTTGGTTGAGCTACCAGACTTAAATGTGAGCTATACCCACATGAACCAGTTCCGCACGGTCATTCAGGCAGGCGGCAACATTGGCGTTTATCCCGCTACGATGGCAGGACAATTTGAGCGTGTGATTACAGTCGAGCCTGATTTAACCAATTACCAAGCGTTACTGCTAAACGTTGCAGGCCATGACAACATTGAGCATCATTGGGCTGCATTTGGTGACAAAATTGGCACAGCGTCAGTCGATCACCCATACCCTGAGAATATTGGGGCGCACCAGTTGAAAGCTGGTAGTGACGTTCGGGTGCTAACCATTGATTCATTTTGCGTAGATAACTGCGATTTCATCCAGTTAGACATTGAAGGCTACGAGCATTTAGCATTGCTAGGTGCAGAACGCACGATCAAAAAGACACACCCAGTTATCACGTTAGAGCTAAAGGGCTTGGGCAGTCGATACGGGTACAGCGACGAGGACACAATCAACCTACTCCAAGATTGGGGCTACGAGATTGTCGGGCGGGTAAACCGTGACGTAATTTTTGCGAGATACTAAGATGGAAGCATTGACTGGCGTTCAGAAGTGGCTAAACGTAATTAGCCAATACGACAATGAGTTCAAAAAGTGGGAAGCTCGCACAAATAAGATTGTGAGGCGCTACCGTGATGACAACCGCAATCAGAACACCAACGAAACCGCTAAATTTAACATTCTGTGGTCTAACGTACAGACGCTGATCCCTGCTGTTTATGCCAGGTTGCCAAAGGCTGACGTATCTCGACGCTTTGGGGATAACGACCCAGTTGCCCGTGTTGCTAGCCAGTTAATCGAACGTGCCTTGGACTTTGAGATCGAGCATTACACCGATTTCAGATCGACCATGAAACACGCAGTCGAGGATAGGTTCTTGGGTGGTCGAGGCGTGGCATGGGTGCGCTACGAGCCGCACGTTCGGGCGCAAGACATTCCTGAAGATGGGCTGCAAGTAACCGAAGATGTTGACGAGGTTGACAGTACAGGTCAGCAAGTCAAGACTGCTATGACGCTTGATGGCGCTATGGGTGAGGAAGTCGAGCCACAAGAGGAAATTGAGTACGAGTGTGCGCCTACCGATTACGTTCATTGGAAAGACTTTGGACATTCGGTAGCTAGAACATGGGAGGAAGTCACTCAAGTCTGGCGCTGGGTGTACATGACCAAAGACAGCCTGATCGAACGCTTTGGCGAGGAAACGGCTAAATCTATTCCCTTGGATGCAGGGCCTGAAACCAATAAACAGTATTCGACCCAATCTAAAGATTTCACACGGGCTAAGATTTGCGAGTTGTGGGACAAAGAAAGCGGCAAGGTGTACTGGATTAGCAAGAGTTGCCCAAACATTCTTGACGAGCGTGACGATCCACTAGAGCTTGAGAACTTCTTTCCGTGTGCCAAGCCTTTGTACGCCACAATGACAAGCGACACGCTTGTGCCTGTGCCAGACTTTGTGCTGTATCAAGACCAAGCAACAGACCTAGACATTTTGACTGACCGCATTGACGGGTTGGTTAAGGCGTTGCGTGTGCGTGGGGTATATGACGCATCACAACCCACTTTGCAGCGTCTTTTGACTGAGGGCGATAACAACACATTGATCCCAGTTGATAAGTGGATGGCGTTCTCTGAAAAAGGTGGATTAAAAGGGTCGATTGACTTGTTGCCAATTGATGTGATGGCGGCAACGCTCATGCAATGCTATCGAGCAATGAATGAAATCAAAACCCAAATTTATGAAATTACAGGTATTAGTGACATTATTCGGGGACAGGGACAAGCCTCCGAAACCGCTACGGCACAACAGATTAAGGGTCAGTATGCAGGACTGCGCTTGCGCTCGATGCAAGAAGATGTTGCCTTGTTTGCGAGTGAGCTATTCCAGTTAAAAGCCCAAGTGATTTGCACTAAGTTTCAGCCCACCACGATCCTTATGTACGCTGCCGCACAAGGTATGCAACCGGCAGATCAGGCGCTAATTCCCCAAGCCTTGCAGTTAATTCAAGACAAGCCTCTACGTTCGTTCCGCATACAAGTGGATTCAGATAGCCTGGTGCAGATTGACGAGAATCAAAACAAACGTGAGCGAGTTGAGTTCTTGCAAGCTATGGGTGGGTTCTTGACGCAAGCGTTGCCAATGGGTCAACAAGCGCCAGAGTTAGTGCCTATGCTGATCGAATTGGTCAAGTTTGGCGTTGGCGCATACAAGAAAGCCGCACCGATTGAGGGTACGATTGACCAAGCTATGCAAGAGTTGCAGATGAAACAGCAACAAATGGCGCAGCAGCCACCACAGCCAAACCCTGAAGTTATGAAGATGCAGGCAGAGCAACAATTTGAGCAAATGAAGATGCAAGCTCAAGCCCAAAACGAGCAAATGAAGATGCAGGCCACGGCGCAGGCTGAACAACTAAGGGCGCAAGCCGATATTCAGGTTGCCCAAGCCAAAGCGCAGGCTGATGTGCAGATGCATCAAATGAAACTGCAAGCAGATGCTCAACTTGAGGCGCAAAAACAACAATATATGCAAGCAATGGAACAAGCCAAGTTGCAAGCTGCCGAACAGTTAGAGAAATGGAAAACTGAGCTAGAGTCTGCAACCAAGATTATGGTGGCTAGGATTGGGGCGAACCCAGGCTTAGACTTGCCGTTACTTGAGGCGCAAGAGGCTGCAAGCACTAAGATTGCCGCAGAACTGGGTGACAATGTGACGCAAGCAATGAACCGCATGGTGCAGATGCACGACAACATGAGCAATATGCACAACACCGCAATGGATAAAATCAATGGCGTGATGACTGTTATTGCAGCGCCTAAGAAGATTATTCGTGGCGCAGACGGGAGAGCCGCAGGGGTTGAGCTTGCATGAACGGGTATTGGGACACCGGAACGTGGGACGATGCCACATGGGACTATGTACCTGTCTTAATTGACGTTGACACTCACGATGGCGTTGACCGCAAGAGAAGGGAAGAAGAAAACCGCAAGGCAGAGGCAGCAAAGGCAAAAGCAAGGCGAGATGAGGTTTTAGCGTTATTTGAGCAAATAGTAGAGGGTAAACCAAGGATTGCAGAGGAGATTGCAGAACCGTTTGTCATTGAGGCTACAGCCCAAGCGCCGGCGGTAATCAATTACGATGCGATGTTGGCTGATTTGGATCGGGTAAATCGGATTTACAACGAACACATAGAAATGGATGATGAGGACGTTATAGCTCTGTTATGAAAAAAACTTACATATATGTTAATGGCGAACTGGTTGAGAAAGGCTCAAAAGAGCATTACGAGAGCCTTGGCCCTATGGTGATGCCAGACATTCAACCCTACAAATCCATGATTGACGGGTCAATGATTACGAGCCGGTCAATACATCGGGAACACTTGCGCCAACATAATTGCTTTGAAGTGGGCAATGAGAAGATGGAAACCAAGTTGCCACCACCAAAAGATACACGCAGGGAAGTCATGCGGCAGCAGCTGGCGAACATGACGCATAAACAGGCAAATCAAGTTCTTTCACAACTTCGCCGTAAATTTACCTAAAGGGGTATGCAATTGGAAAATACTGAACAGCCAGATCGTCGAGAATTACTGTCACAGCAGTTCGATGAGGTTCAGAATGAAGCACCAGTCGAGGCAGTAAGGACGCAGGAACAACCTAATCTTGAGCCACCGGCAGAGCCACCAGTTTGGGAAAGACCGCCAGCATCGTGGAAGAAGGACTATCACGAGGCTTGGACAACCGCTGATCCAAAGCTAAAAGAATACGCTTGGAAACGTGAAGAAGAAATGAGAGCAGGGGTTCAACCTTTGCTTACTAAAGCTCAATATGCTGACCAAATGCAGCAGGCCATTGAGCCGTACATGAACAATATCCGTGGTTTAGGCATTGAAGCACCACAGGCGGTCAAAGCCTTGATGGAGGCTGATAACGTCTTGCGCCACGGATCGCCACAGCAGAAACAAGCATATTTTGCCCAATTAGCTCAACAGTACGGCATCAACATGAGCGATGTGCAGATTCAGCCTACTGATCCCAACTTTTACGCCATTCAAAACGAGCTTGCACAAGTTCGTGGCGAGGTGTTAAATTGGAAGCAAGCGCAGGAAAATGCACAGAATGAAGCACTTTTGAGCGAAATTAACCAGTTTCAATCAAAAGCAGAGTATTTTGAGGAAGCTCGTCCGACAATGATCCAACTGCTTAACAGCGGTGTGGCAAAGGACTTGGATGATGCGTACCAAAAAGCAATACGCCTAGATAACGACCTGTTTACGAAACATCAGCAAGCCTCACAGGGTCAAGCAGATGCAGCGAAACGGGAACAATCGAATAGGGCAGCGAAAGCGGCTCGGGCGGCAGCGGTCAGCGTTAAATCCTCAACACCAGGGGCGGCAACGAGTACCAAAGCGCAAGATAGGCGTTCATTATTGATGGAACAGTTTGACAATCTTAATGAGCGTTTTTGATAACCTAATCGGAGATTACTATGGCATTTGCCAATAGCTCGATCAGCGACATCATTGCGACTAACATCCAAAGCCGCACCGGTGAACTTGCTGACAACGTAACAAACAACAACGCTTTACTGCGCCGTTTGAAAGAACGTGGCAACGTAAAGACGTTTTCTGGCGGTAACGTGATTTTGCAAGAGATCATGTATAACGACGCTGCAACAGACAACACTAATAGCTATTCAGGCTATGAAGTTTTAAATGTTTCGCAAAACAGTCCCATTGACGAATTAGTGGCCTTGCAGAGTAATCTGCATTGAATAACTTTGTGAATTCGGTGAAACTCTGACCATTAAGTTGAAGACAATACCGAGCCAAGCCCAGAGATGGGAAGGTGTAACGACTAGGGTGTGACTACCCGTAGAGCCAAGTGGCTCGAAGTGCAAAGAACCCTACGGGGTTGTGAGATAGTCTGCTCTGCATAGAAATATGCAGCAGTCCGAAAGGGCGGCAAGGGATTAACGAAACCTTGTGAACATTTGGTAGTGCGGCACAGTTCAGTATCACCCAGTACGCTGCGGCAATTTCGATCAGCGGTTTGGAGATGATTCAGAACAGCGGTAAAGAAGCAATCATCGACTTGCTAGATGGTCGTATGAGCGTGGCTGAAGCACAATTGGCTAACCGTATTTCGGGTGATATTTACCTAGACGGTACTGGTAACTCAGGCAAGAACATCACAGGCCTCGGCGCTGCTGTTCCTGACGCACCA